GGTACGTATGACGATTTCGACATGTCATTTGAAGATGCATGGGCAACTATAAGTTGGTCAAGCAATCCAGGTATTCACAGCGTCATAAATGGTATACCGGCGTATACAGGTCCTTCAAGTTTAGCATACGATGTTAGTATGTCTAGTCTATCTACTATTGAAGATCCTATTTTGCATGACAGAGAACAGTGGCTAAATGATTATGCATGGACTGAATTTACAGTAGAAGAAATAGAACAAGGGCTACCACTAAAAAGATTAGAAAATTATCTAAAAACGCAAATTAACTCTTGATCTTTGCGGCATTCTATTATATAATAGTAGTATGAGACATCACACTTTTACAGAAGATCTATTCATAGATTTCTTGGACACGCTTGAGAGTAAGTTTTACTCTATGCAATACCAAGACCGCTCCGCTGCACACAGCTTTTATGACTCTATTATGCAAGGTAAGCATTTTACAGAAAAACAAGCCCAGTACGTGCTAAAAATACTGTTTAAATATCGTAAGGTAGTTTCAGATGAAATTGATTACGGTAACCATATGGAAATGCCTCAATGGAAAAGAAAGTTTCGTGTTATTGACAATAGTAAGAAAGTTTGGGTTGAAGAGGTTGACAAAACACAAAGAATTGTACTAAAATTTCCTTTCCATTTTAAGACAGACTTTGATGATTTTATTAAAGAAATACGATATAATAGAGACAGTGAAAACCGTTGGGATACAGAAAGAAAGGTTAGAACACTTTCGTTATATGATTACAATCTTGTATTACTCAANGAGTTTTTAAAAGTTAACGACTTTGAGTTTGACCACGAATTTGAAGATATTATTGAAAGGGTTGAAGAAATTTACTGGGACGAAAAAGAGTACAGTAAAACTAGTAAAGTTACAGAAGGTACTGTTGAGCTTAATAATGCTAGTCCTAGTGCTGAAGTGTATTTTAGAAAAAACAAAACAAGTAACGTTGATTCTGATCTAGTTTTAGCAAAAAGTATGGGTCATGTGTTTACTGGTAAAACTAAAAAGTATAACCAATGGACTAAAAAGATTGCAAGTTCACAAACCAATCAGTTTTGGATAAAAGATGTTGCAGACTTTCTAAGACTAAGTTATACAGTTGATGGTAGGATTGCAGTTATCCTTGATCGTACTAGCGATGTAAATAGTTGGTTATATACATTAAGCGAAACTATAGATAATTGCGGTTTTGATAGGAATGATTTTAGAGTATGCTTTAGAGCCAATAAGCATGACGATGGAAGTTTTAACGATTGGGTTAGAGATAATGGCTTTGGAGGAAAAATAGATGGTGCTAAATTCTTAATTTTTAATCAAAAACCTGCAAAGTGGTTGTTCAAAGAAGAAAAAGATGTTACAATACTAGCAAGTAATAATTTATTTGCCGGAGGGCAAACTATGATAAGACATTTGCTAAAGAATCATCCGTGTGTTGTATACGTTGGTGATATAGCACCAACAGTCCAGGAGGAATTGATTGAACTGTAAACTGATTATTAAAGACGAAGTAAACATTAAGTGTGAAGGACTTGATGTTGCAACACGTCGAAAGATTTGTAATAAGTTAAAGTACGATTTACCTTATGCAAGGCACATGCCAGCATATAAATTAGGTAGGTGGGACGGAACTGTTAGTTTCTTTGGTATTGGTGGTTCAGGGTATCTTGCACACTTAGATGTAATCTTGCCTGTCATTACTGACTCAGGTTATGAAATAGAAGTTATTGATAATCGTCAAGCCGCTGAATTAAAGTTTGAAAAAATTACAGAAAACTATTGGGCTGACAAAGGAAAAGTTTGGCCTGAAGGACATCAACTTGCAGGACAACCAATTGTACTACGAGACTATCAATATGACGTTGTAAATAAATTTTTAGATAATCCACAAAGTTTACAAGAAGTAGCAACTGGTGCAGGTAAAACAATTACAACTGCAACACTAAGTCACTTGTGTGAACCGTATGGGCGTACAATTGTAATTGTACCTAATAAGAGTCTTGTTGTACAAACAGAAGAAGATTACGTTAACTTAGGACTTGATGTAGGTGTATACTTCGGTGACAGAAAAGAGCTAGGAAAAACACATACTGTATGCACATGGCAAAGTCTTAATGTATTAGATAAGAAAGGCAAGTATGACGATGCTCTTACACTTGCAGAATTTTTAGAAGGTGTTAATGCTGTTATCATCGACGAAGTGCATCAAGCAAAAGCAGATGTACTTAAAAAACTATTAACAATAAATTTAAAAAATTCTCCTATACGTTGGGGACTAACAGGTACTGTGCCTAAACAAGCATGGGAATTTCAAGGGATACTTGCAGGTATTGGACCAGTCATTAATCAGGTTACTGCACACGACTTACAACAAAAAGATGTACTTGCAAAATTAGACATACAGATTTTACAAACAAAAAACATTGAAGAATTTAGAAATTACCAAGAAGAGTATACTTGGTTAGTAACAGATCCTGATAGAATATCGTGGATATCTTCTAAAGTGAAAGAATTTTCACTAACCGGTAATACGTTGGTACTAGTAAACAGAATCGACACAGGTAAAAAGATAATGGAACAAATACCTGAAGCAGTTTTTGTTGCCGGCGAAATGAAACTTGCAGATAGGAAGGAAGAGTATGACGAAATTAAAACGTCGGATGGAAAAGTTATCATTGCTACATATGGTGTGGCTGCTGTCGGGATTAATATCCCTAGGATATTTAACTTGGTGCTTATTGAACCTGGTAAAAGTTTTGTTAGGGTAATACAAAGCATTGGTAGGGGAATACGTAAAGCAGAAGATAAAGATTTCGTACAAATATGGGATATAACTTCAACTTGTAAATATGCAAAACGTCACTTAACAGAACGTAAGAAGTTTTACAGAGAAGCAAAATATCCTTTCCAAATAACAAAAATAGATACATGATAGAATATAAAGAAGCAACAGAGCAAGAACAAAAAGAATGGCAAGAAGGTGACAGAACATGGTGGGCTGAAAGAGCTCTTCATTTTGTTGCTATAGCATCAGCAGTACAAGTGGCAGCACTTGGATTTATGATGATATCTTTTTGGTTAATACAGATATGGATGGATGGACCATGATAGACGAAGAAATAAAACAGTTAGAAGAAAGTATAAGAGTGTGCGAAGCTGAAAAAGTTAGCCGTAAGATTATAGATAAACTAGAAGCAAAGTTGAAAGTATTACAAAAAGGAAAGAAAAGTTAAGTTCTTGACTTCAGGAACTAACCATGCTATAATACGTCAATACAAATAAGGAAAAATGAATGAGTAGAATTTTAACATTAGATAACAAGGCGTTCAATTTAAATGAACTGCCAGAAGAAGTAGAGGAAGACGCTAGATTTAGTGTACTAGATAACAGTGATCCTTCAAATCCTGACTTCTTCTTTATGCCTTTAATATTTTTAGAAAGTTTTAACAGCCCAGCAATACTAATGAATATCGGAGGATACGAAATCCAAATGCCTTTAGATTGGTGTATGCTAATTGGAGATAGTGATTGTGCTACAGATCCAGAGGTGTTACCACTAACAAGTATTAACGAAAGAGGCTTCGAAGCGTTTTGTATGAACCCAATTAAAGGTTATAGATCCGACTTTCAACCAGTAGAGATAGTAAACATATACCAAGACGTAAGATGGTATTTTCCAAAGATGAAAAATGGACAATTATTGTCAGTACCATTACACGATGATGTAAACCCTCCATGCGTTTACTTTGTTAAAGAAATTAGTAGACAGTCAGAACAAGTTGAATTGTCCATCTTACTATGATAATTAAGTGTACATATTAAAATATCTAGGAGTATAAAATGGGTATCAAAGCAGGAAAGATTTGGGGTAACACAGAGTTAGTTCACGCAAATGGTGTACTAGAGTTTCACCGTATTGAATATAATAAAGGTTTTAAGTGTTCTGAACACGAACATCAATTTAAATGGAATGGCTTCTTTGTTGAGTCAGGCAAGATGGTAATACGTGTTTGGCAGGACGGAGAACAAAAAGGATTAGTTGACGAAACTATTCTTGAAGCTGGTGACTTTACGCAAGTGAAGCCCGGTAAGATCCATCAGTTCGAAGGACTTGAAGATGGTGTAGCATTTGAGCTATACTGGGCAGAGTTCAACCACGACGACATTGTGCGTAGAACTGTTGGTACTAAAACGTAATGAAAAAACTTGGTATCGTATCAACATTTAGTGATAAAGGTTATCACGAATATGGCAGACACTTTGTAGAAAGTGTAAGAAGGTTTGTTGATCCTAACATCACTGTTTACATCTATGTAGACAACACTGAAATTGACAATCCACCATCTAACTTTGTTATTAGAAAGTTAGAACCATCAGTGCCAGAACTTACAGAGTTTAAACAACGCAATGCACATAGAGTGCCAGGCAAGTTTATCTATGACGGTGTGAGATTTAGTCACAAGAGTTATTGTATTTGGCATTGTGCAAATAATGCTGAAGTAGATACATTGTATTGGATTGATAGCGATGCTGAAATTTATAGTAGTATTACTGAAGACTATCTAAAAGGATTTTTGCCAGAAGGGTTATTTACAAGTTATCTTGGAAGGCCACACTATACAGAAACAGGATTCCTTGCATTTGATTTAAATCACAAATATGCAAAAGAGTTCTTTGATGTGTGGAAAGAATACTATACACATGATACAATATATGATCTCGCAGGACAATTAGATTGTCATGCATTTGATGCTGCAAGAGAAAGACTGGAAAAAGAAGGTAAGATAAACAATTATGATATTGCACGTATACGCTTTCCAGAGCTTGGTAAAAATCATTTCAACGCAGCACTCGAACATCATGTTATACATTACAAAGGTGATCGTAAATTAAAGAGAGACGAGCAGTTGGCTCGAGCAATTAAAAGGATGAGGAAAGGAAAAGGTGAGTAAAGTGGCAACTAAAGGAATCAACGGACTTAAAAGAAAGCACGATAAACAATTTATACAAGAGATAATGTTTAATCGTAGTGCTGTCGTAAGACAAGAAACTGTCTACGTTGTCGATATGATTGAAAACGGCAAACTTATTGAGAGCAGACAATTACCTGGACATAGCGAAGCATATGCTGAATCTTGTGCAGAAAATTGGAAAATTGGTGTAATTAAATGAAGCATCTTCCGTTTAACGTAATCATGTTCTTTGCAATGGTATTGATTATGTCAATAGGATTTGCTACTGGAACAATTAAATGAAGATAGTATTGACTGGACATAAAGGCTTTATTGGAAGCCACTACTATGACTATATTAAAGACAGCAATGATGTAGTTGCATATGATTTAGTGTCTGGTCAAAATCTTTGTGATTCTAAAATTGTTAAACAAATGCCACCATGCGATATAGTGATACATATGGCTGCAACAAATGGAACTAGGCTATTTTACGAAACTCCTACACAAGTTGCGTTTAATAATACACTTCCAACTTTTAATTTAATTGAACAATACCTCGGAACAGACACAAAGTTTGTGTTTACTAGCACATGTGAAATATTTAACGGAGCGATTGATAAAGAAATATATCCTGTTCCTACAGACGAAAATGTTCCTATACACTTCGAAGACATTTTAAATCCAAGATGGAGTTATAGTATACCTAAAGCACTTGGTGAGAATTTAGTATCTAATTCAGGACTACAATGGTTAGTAATACGTTACTTTAACATTTATGGGCCTAGACAGAAAGATCATTTTATTAGTGAGTTTGTAGAACGTGTTGCAAAAGGCGAGTACTATATCAAAGGCGATGATACACGTAGTTTTTGTTATATTGATGACGCTGTTAAACTTACACACGAAGTAGTAGAGAAACATAGCAACGAAATTATAAATGTAGGCAGGCAAGAAGAAAATAAAATTTCAGATGTAGCAAAAATTATTATGGACATTATGGATGTAGATCCTAATAAACTTGAAATAATGCCAGGGCCAATAGGCAGTGCAAAGCGCCGTTGTCCTGACACATCTAAATTACTTAAATTAACGGATACCTTTAATTATACACCATTGAAGGTAGGATTAAAACATACAGTGGAGTCATTATTATGAAACTAGGAATCATTGGACTTGGTACAGTAGGGTCAGCAAACAAAGCAGGATTTGAAAGCATTGGGCATGAAATTGTTGGACACGACATTACACTTGATACACAAATTACAGATGTCTTTAACACAGAAATTACATTTGTTTGTGTGCCAACACCAAGCATGGATAACGGAGACTGCGACACAACTATTATTGAAAGTGTAATAGATGAACTTGCAGAAATTAATTACAAAGGTATTATTGCTATTAGAAGTACAGCAGTACCTGGCTTTACACAAAGCATGATTGACAAACATAAAAACTTAACAATTGCGTTTGTTCCAGAGTTTTTACGTGAACGTTGTGCATTAGATGACTTCCTTAACAATCATAAACTACTTGCAGTAGGTACACATGATATTTGGGTACATAGAAAAATGGTTGACTGTCACGCAGATTTACCACAGAATGTAGTACACCTAACGCCTAATGAAGCAGAAGTACTTAAATACTATAACAATGTATACGCTGCTGTAAGGGTAACGTTTGCTAACGTAATGTACGAAATTTGCGAGAAGTTAGACTGTGATTATAATACAATTAAGAATGCATACATTAAGACAGGAAAAGCAATTGACATGTACTTAGACGTTTATCCTGAACTACGAGGCTATGGAGGCATGTGTTTACCTAAAGACACAAAAGCTCTTGCATCGTTAATTAAAAAATTAGACCTTCCTTTTAGCTTGTTAGATGTTGTCACGGAGGACAACAGCAAAGTAAAAAAGACCGTGTTTAATGGAATGAGAGAAAATTAATGGATCATCCGGTTGTTGAAAATCTTCACGAACTAGTAGTTTGGCCTAAAGATACGCAGCCGCATATTTTAGATATAGGTGCAAACGTAGGTCAATTTGCAACAGAGATGAGAAGTATATTTGGTAACGCACATATATATTCTATTGAAGCAAATCCTTACTGTGAAGCAAAACTAGGCAAGAAGCAATCCAATGGTCATCTCAACGAGTACCAAATTGTTGCACTTGGTAAAGAAGAAGGTGAACTAGATTTTTATTATTCTGAAAGAAAACCTGCAGGCAAAGGAGCAAGTTTTTATCCAGAGATACAAGGCAAAGATTTACAATCTATGCAAGTACCTGTAAGAAGATTAGATGATGTGTTGCCAGAACAACATTTTCATTTAATTAAAATTGATGTGCAAGGTGCAGAAAAAGATGTTATCGAAGGTGGAAGATCATTGCTAGATAAAGCCAAGTATGTTATACTAGAACTTGCAATTAAACCTTACAACGAAGGCGCTCCGACAGGAATTGAAATGATAAAGTTAATGAACGATATGGGCTTTTGTTTAACTAACTGTATCACTGAACATAGAAGTGCAAACAAAGAAGTATTACAAATAGACGGATTGTTTCAAAAAGGAATAGACAACGCTACACGCCCAATGGAGTATTTTAATGTATAAGTTACACTACGAAAAACAAGTCTATTCACAGCATGGAGAAGATGGCATCATAGAGATGATGACTAATTCTATTATAAATCCAGACAAAACATTTTTAGAGATTGGTTGGGGCGACGGCGGAACTAACATGACCAATTACTTACAATATGATAAAGACTGGGGCGGTGTTGGTGTTGATGCAAGAGAAANTCCTAAAGGCAGAGAAAGATTTACAGATAAATTTAAGCATATAGCATCTAAAGTTTACCCACACAATGCACAANAGTTTATGAAAGAAGTACCTTACAATTGCGACTTTTTTAGTTTAGACATTGATAGTTTCGACTATGCTGTTGCACATGAGTTATTTCTAAACGGAGGTTTTAGACCCAAAACAGTTTGTGTAGAGTTTGCAGATCAGTTTGGACCTAACGCTGTTGCAAGTTTTCCACATGTGCCAAGTATGAAATGGAAAACAATTAGAAAAGGAAAGTTAACTACATCAGGCTGTAGTTTACAAAAGTGGAAACTATTTTTTGAACATTTTAATTACTCATATTTTGGATTTGACTCTAGTAGTACTAACTGTTTCTTTTACAATGCACAAGAACTTATTCCAGCTCATTTAGAAAATTTACCTATCTTAGCAAACACAGATTTACAATATTCCGATGACAGCAAAGCAATTGAAAACATCAATGAGTCGGCTGCTTGGAAACCGTTAGTGGAACAAATTTACACTAGCGATATAGGATTATGATAACCAACCAGAAAAGGAAAACTTTATGTTACACAAAATCAGTGATATGTGCGATAAAGTCGAAGTCATCTATAGAAAGTCTGAAGAGCTAAGAAAACAAAAGTATGACACCCCTAAAGCAGCAAGAGACGAAACGCAAATTGAATTTCTTATACAGGACATACAAACCCTGTGCAGAGAGATTAGTCATGACCGCAGTGAGTATGTAAAATGATATCAAAAGAATATCAAGAGATGCTATCGCTTATCCATACTGGTACAAAGTTTGGAAAGCGTTCCAAAATACCAGAACATCTAAAAAGATTTATATCTAAACAATCAATTAGGTCTATGATTGATTTTGGTTGTGGTAAAGGGCAACTACTTGATGTTCTAAGACACAACTACCCCACTATTGATATTATGGGTTATGATCCTGCCAATTCACAGTTTAATGTACCATTACAAAATGTTGATTTAATATTCTCAACTGATGTACTAGAACACATTGAACCTGCTCATCTTGATAAAACACTTGAAGAAATTAAAGAACACAGCACACACATTTACCATTTAATTAGTTGTGCGCCAGCCAAACTTATACTGCCAGATGGTAGAAATGCACATCTAATACAGCAAACACCAGATTGGTGGAGACAAAAACATTTAGCTTTGGGTTATACTATAATCAAAGAAGAATATAGAGAATTTAACAAATATTCAAAACAACTTGGTAAAGATATACCTGTTAAAAACTATTTCATAATGGCTAGGTTATCATAAAAAACTCTTGCATTTATTTGCATAAGATAGTACAATATAAGTATGATTAAACTTTTATTTGTAGCCATAATTCTATTACTTCCTGCATGTGGAACAACTGTAGCCGTTTTGGACGTTACTGCTAGTACAGCCATATATGCAGGTAAAACAGTAGTAAATACGATAGATATGATTACACCAGATATTGTTAACAAGGACTAGAATGTCAAAATTAAAACTAAATGAAATTCTTGCATCTGTTGATATGAATGCAAAACACATATGGGACGAGCTTACAGAAGAGCAACGTAAGAGTGTTGTATACTTCACGCTTAACCGCTATATAAGCAACGTACAAGGGTCTAGAGAGCTAAAGGAGCATTATGTACTACTAGGCAACGAACGCTTTAATAAGAACCTTTTCCTGCTGTTAAACAAGCATAATAAATTGCTATGGCAACTTGCATGTAGTTGCGGTCACGAAGAAAAGAATATTCATAGACATGAATGGCTAGGACTCAAAAGAGAAAAGAACAAAAAAGAAGAATTTTTAAAGAAGATATTTCCAGACATGAAAAGTGCAGATATCTCTGCATTGGCAGCAATGTCAGATAACAAAGAAATTAAAGATCACTGTAGAGGTCTTGGTTGGGATAAGAAACAGATTGATGCAATTAAATTATAAATGTGATTACTGCGGAAAAGCATTTGCAAAGGAGAAAACTTTGTTTGTGCATGTATGCGAGCCTAAAAGAAGGCACATGGCAAAGAACGAAAAGCATGTGCAGTATGGACTATTGACATTTAGAAAGTTTTATGAATTTAATCAGCCGTCAGCAAAGCCTAAAGATTTTGATGCATTTGTTAGTAGTCCTTACTACAACGCATTTGTTAAGTTTGGTAGTTTTATGGTTAATACTAATCCTATCTACCCAGAAAGATTTTTAGAGTTTGTAGTTAAGAGCGGCATCAAATTAGATCATTGGTGTAGAGATGAATTGTATGACACATACATTAAAGAGTTATTAAAAATAGAACCAGCTGATGGTGCTATACAACGTAGTATTAAAACAATGATGGACTGGGCAGATAACAACGAAGCTGAATGGAATCACTATTTTAGTTACTGTAATTTAAATAGAGCAACGCATGATATTAAAGACGGAAAGATTAGTCCTTGGATATTACTAAATTCAAAGGCAGCAAAAGACATGATGCAAAATATGACAGATGAACAATTAACTATTATTGGGCCTGTTTTAGATCCTAAGTACTGGATGATTAGATTTAAGAAACTTCCAGCAGATGTAGAACTAGTAAAAGAAGTAATTAAAGAAGGTAACATTTCGTGACAAAAAAGAGAAAACTATTAAGTGGTAAAGAAGTACCGCAACTTGAACGAGTTGCTAACCTTAGTATAATAACAAAGTGTCCTAAGAAGTGGAAGATAGTTGATATGGAAACAGGCGAAGAATATGTTGCTAGTGGAACGCTTGAACTTTACAAGCAATGGAAAAGAATAAAATGATTTTAGCAATCTCATTTACACTACTATGCTATGTATTACCGATATATATGTTAGTGAAGATGGATAAAGAAGAACCAAAATAATGCCAGATATTGATATAGATTTTGTTGACAGAGAAAAAGCACTGAAGCACTTTAAGCATATCAGAGCAAGTCGTGTTGACGATGGTAAACTAGTAAAACATAATACTGGTGTATATATGCATGAGGTTCCTGTAAATGCTGAATTAAATTTATGTAGTGTTCCGCACAAAGAAGCAGAAGATCAAGGCTATTTTAAGTTAGACTTTCTCAATGTAAGTATATACAAAGATGTGCGTAACGAAGAACACTTGCAAAAATTAATAGATAAAGAACCAGTATGGGATCTATTATTGCATGACGATTTTACAGATTTATTGTTTCATGTTAACGGACATGGCGATATATTACGTAAGTTAAAGCCTAATAGTGTAGAGCAACTTGCAGCAGTACTTGCCATTATAAGACCTGCTAAACGCCATTTAGCAAATGAAAGTTGGAATACTATTATGCAAGAAGTGTGGGAAAAGCCAACAGACGGAGCATACTTTTTTAAGAAGTCACATGCAACTGCATATGCATTAGCAGTTAGAGTACAGATGAATTTGCTGTCAGAAGTAAAAGAATGAGATATTTGATTATATTAATACTGTTATCAGGTTGTGCTGCAAAGGATTTAAATTTAAATCCGTGGACAACAATATTAAATCAAATAATAAAGGCAGAAGGAAAAAAAGATGAGTGAAGATTTTATAATTATAGCAATAACAATAATTGTATTAGGAGGTGCATTGTATCTTAACGTAGTATTACAAGACACTAAAGCAATGAGTATAATGAAAAAAATCTTTTGGCCTTTGATTAAATTAAAAGAATGGCTAGACCCAAATCATTGGTCAAATAAATTAGGTGAAAAAAGTGGAGCCTATGACAAAGCAAGAAACAGTAAAATAAGAAAATGGGGAGACGGTCTAAAAGGTTGGAAATGGTGGACATGGCAAATAGTTGGCGGAACTATTACAATTATAGTTTGTGAGTTCTTACTTAATATGATTGGCTTGTCAATGCTACCTTGGAGATGGTAATGAGAGTAAGTATAGATGATATCGGTGGTGTAATTGCAAAACAGGACGATCGTTATATTGTAAAAGATAATACGACACTAAAGAACTTAATCTTAAGTAGTACGTTTCTAGAAGCAAACAAAAGCACAAGCGGACATAAACACGAAGGACAGGAAGAAGTTTACTTCTTTATTAAAGGTAAAGGTAAAATGCAATTAGATGACGATACTATTACTGTACAAGAAGGTGATGTTATACTAATTGAAGATGGTGTATTTCATAGAGTACACAACACAGGCGATTACGGTTTATATTTTGTTTGTGTGTTTGATGGGAAAAGGAATCATTAATGGAAAATTTTATTCACACATTTCAAGTAGGCGAACAAGTATGTGATGACCTAGTTGCATATCATGCCGAGAAAGATGAATACAAATCTGCAGGAGTTGCAGGAGGTATTGTAGATCATAATATTAAAGAATCTACAGATGTAATTTTTTACAATAGCAGTACTGATCCAAGAATACAACGATACTTTCAACAATTGCAAATGGGTTATGATCAATATATTGAAAAGTATAATTTACAACATTTGTATCTTAAGACAGAGGATCATAATTTATTACAGCACTATCCAGTAGGAGGCGGATTTAAAGTTTGGCACTTCGAAAGAGATAAAGGTGACGAAGCACGTCAGTTAGTTTACATGACATATCTTAATGATGTACCAGATGGAGGTACAGCATGGAAGTATCAAGACTTTGAGATTGAGGCAAAGAAAGGCTTGTCAGTTATATGGCCAAGTGACTTTACTCATACACACAAAGGCATAGTTTCTCAGACATCTGAGAAGTGGATTGCAACCGGTTGGTTCAATTATTCATAAAATAAGTGTTTTTTATATCTTTATATAAATAGCTCGTATGGGGTAGAAAATGTCTTCTACTCTACAATAATTTCATAAAATGGAGAATAAGGTGGTAAGATTTATCAATGAGTTGAGAGCTCGTTGTACTGGCGATACGTGCGACAGAGTCGCAGAATTAATACTTATGGTAGGAACATTCATCACGATGTACGTGGCGATGCTTCCGATTATTTAACTAGAAGGTTTTCTAACGAGCGTAATTGACTTACGCTTAATCCTCTTTGTAATAATAGCGTTTAGACTAGTGACAGGACCTAATATGACCTGGACGTCCTTGCTGGTAAAGTTTCTAATAGCGTACTTAAAAGGGTAAATTTCCCTAGATAAAAATATATTAATAGGAATTTGTCTGTTGCTTTCCCACCACCATGCTTCGCCCAGTTCAATAAATTTTTCTTGATCTTTCTGAGTTTTTAACTTCTCGTAGTCGTAGAATGATGTAACATTATTGTCTTGGTTGATGATTATACCAACGTACTCTTTTTCGGCGTGTTTTAGAACGCTTATGAACGGAAAGTTCTCTTGTAAATTATCTGTTATTCTCATTTTTTAGTTTGTTCTCATTTCGATAAATATGTATATGCAAAGTCATTCAATATATTTATATCCAAATTTACTCAACGTCTATGATAATGGCGTTAACGGTACTTGGAAAGTGGAGAGAAAACGTATGGTATACAATCGAGGGCTGATGGCTTATCGTAGTGTCGATAATAGAATCGACTTACAGGTAAGAAACAGCGATGAAAAGAAATACAACATAACTGGTTCTACAGTTGTGTTTAATATTATAAACAAAGAAAATAGTGATTTAGTTCTTAGTAAAGACTGCTCAGTAGACGACTTAACAACTGGTAGAGTGTATGTTATACTAACAGCGGACGAACTAACAGAACTAGAGCCAGGATTTTATAGCTATAGCATTACTAAAGAAGTAAGACAAACAGTTGACTCCACCGACTATAAAGTTACTTCAAGATCTCCGCTATACTTTGATCCACACTACGGTGCAATGGGCAACTTAGAGATTATGGGTGACGTGCTAGGAACTCCTTACAATACTATAGAAGTTTATAAGTTTAATAAGGACATTGACTGGGATAGTCTTGCATATATGGCAGACGATACAGAACAGTTCCAAAACCCAAGACCAAATTATAACCAAACTAATACTTCTAATAATGTGTTTGATGAATTACATTACAGTAGTATAGTTGACCTTAAACCCAATATGCAAACTCCAAGCAGTTTACACACCTTACAGTTTTATTTCAAAAACTATACAGGGAAAGTAGAAATACAAGGCAGTTTAGCAGACGGTGGTACTCCAAGTGCAGATAGTTGGTTTGTTTTACAGACGTTTGACATCACAAGCACAGATGGTAATATATTCAAAAACCAAACCGGTAAGTATAATTGGTTTAGAGTAAAGCACTGTCCAACTCGAGAAAACACAGGATCTTTGGATAAAATTCTAGTAAGATAGGTTGACATTACCCGCAAAGATGCTATACTAATACTATGACTCTGGTATTAGATAAATTCCGAACACTCTTGCCTTCACGTGCCAAAACTAGTCCTTCAGGTTGGACAAGTTTTAATGCTCCGTGTTGTTCCCATAGAGGTCACTCTCAGGACAAACGTAAGCGTGGTGGTTTGAAATTTGATTTAGGTGTGGTATTCAATTGCTTCAACTGTAAGTACAGTGCAAGTTGGGAACCAGGCAGACCTTTATCAAACAAGTTTAAAAATTTATGCAGATGGCTAGGTGCTAACGATGACGATATCAATCAAATGATATTTGAAGCACTTAAAGCTGAATCACCAGAGTATACTCCGAGAGAAGTTTCTAGCACAGTAACGTTTACGCCTAAGACATTACCAGAGGGTGCTTTAGCGATACGTGATTGGTTAGAAGCTGATCTCAACGAGGAAGAGGAAGCCAGTCTAGCAGAAGTAGTTAAGTATCTACTAGAAAGAGATTGTGATCCTGTTAGCAAACACTTTTATTGGACACCGCTTGAAGGATATAGAGATAGAGTCATTATCCCATTTTGGTACAAAGGAAGTATTGTAGGATCAACTGCTAGGAAAGTTAAAGATGGCAGACCTAAATATATTTCCGATCATCACCCTCACTTTGTCTATAACATTGACGAACAAAAGGAAGATCAGAAATATATATTTGTAACTGAAGGACCGTTTGATGCACTATCTATTGGTGGTGTTGCATTGCTTACTAATAATATTCACGAGCAACAAGCAAGGATTATTAATAGTTTAGGTCAAGAAGTAATCGTTATTCCAGATCAGGATAGTGCAGGTGTTGAGCTTATTAACAAAGCTGATGAGCATAATTGGCATGTTGCATTTCCTAACTGGGATAGTGATGTAAAAGATGTTGCTGATGCAGTCAAACGCTATGGTAAATTGTTTGTACTAGTTGATGCAATGAAGACCGCGGTGCAAGGTTCTATTAAGTTGAACGTTGCTAAAAATAACTTTGAACATAAATTGGAGACTGCGTAATGAAACGGATCAAAGATTGGTTCATACATAAATGGGACTGGCTTGTTGAAAAGTATTATGCCTGGAAACTCAAGCGAATGAATAAGAATAACAAAGACCCGTTTATCTACAAGTAAGATATCAGCTATGGTAGAAAGGATTCTTGAAATGAAAAACGAAGTACAAGTAGGCATATTTGAGGTAATCAAAAGCCTACTAAAAGGTAACAGTGTTGTACTAGCAGTAATTTACACGCTAGGACACGTTGGTATTGCAATGACTGTTGTTAGTCTAATGACTGGCGCAAGTCTTTGGGAAGCTGGTGCAGTTGCACTTGTTGAACCTAGTATAAACGGAGTGTGGTTTTACGCACTACATTCATTATGGAAAAAATATAACACATGATCAGTTGGGGGATTTCAGCTAACAGTCACGATGCAGCACTTGCTGTATTTAAGAACAAAGAACTTTTGTTCGCAAGTCACAGTGAGCGTTTCAGTGGCGTTAAAAATGACCCCCATCTTGATAAAAATTTAATAAACTATGCTCTCCATTACGGTGAGCCCAACGAGGTACATTGGTATGAAAACCCAATTAAAAAATCTTTACGACAACTTTATGCAGGCCAAGGATGGAATTTCGCAGACAATAATATACGAAAATATCTTGACAGGTATGGAGTGGATTGTCCTATCAATTACACTAGTCATCACAGGAGTCACGCTGCTGCTGGCTATTATACCAGTGGGTACGATAATGCTACTGTTTTATGCATTGATGCAATTGGAGAATTTGAAACGCTAACTATTTGGGAAGCAGAAGGCAACGACATGTACCAAGTGTGGAGTCAAAAGTTTCCACACAGTATCGGACTTTGGTATAGTGCAATGACTCAACGTATTGGCCTTAAGCCTAACGAAGATGAATACATCTTAATGGGAATGGCTGCATACGGAGATAAAGGAAGATTGTATCACGACATATTGGATCAGTTCATTGACGTTAATTATAATAATAAAAACTTAACTGTTAGACTAAAACAAAATTTACATAGAGGTTGTAAGAGTTGGAGACCTGATCTTACTACTGAACAAGACATGTATGACATTGCTGCCGCTACACAATTAATATATGAACAAGCATTACTTGAAATGCTGTTGTATTGCAAATATACATGTAAAAGTAAAAACTTAGTGCTAATGGGAGGCTGTGCATTAAACTGTAGTGCAAACGGCCAAGCAAAAGAATTGTTTGATAATGTTTGGATTATGCCTAATCCTAGTGACGCAGGTAGTGCAATAGGTGCTGTTCTTTCAAACTATAACGAACACATAGAGTTTAAATCACCTTACTTAGGCTATGATATAAAAGGAAAGTATCCAGTTGAGAATACACTTAACGCATTGTTATCCTCCGGTATCTGTGGAGTTGCTAACGGTCGTGCTGAATACGGTCCTAGGGCTCTTGGCAATCGTAGTCTGTTTGCTGATCCAAGAGGAGAGCATACAAAAGATAGGGTCAATGATATTAAACACAGACAGAAGTTTAGACCATTTGCACCAGTTGTCCTTGAAGAACATGCACAGGAATTGTTTGACGGACCAATGGGGCCTTATATGCAGTATACCGCCAAGTGTAGAGATACAAATAAGTATCCTGCAATAGCGCATATAGATGGTACATCAAGAGTTCAAGTAGTTAATAAGAAGCTACACACGGGCTTGTATGAGCTTCTAAGACGGTGGTATAGCGCCACAGGATGCCCTATGTTATTAAACACAAGTTTAAATATTAAAGGAAAACCTATGGTAAACGACAAAGTGGACGCAAAAGAGTTTGCTCTAAAGTATGGAGTGAGTGTATACTAGTAACATAATTACGTATGAGAGAAGATAAAATGACTAAGAGAAAAAGAAACAAGTTTGAGAGAAAGCTAGATGAATATAATCATACAATGGAATTGATTAGAACTATTGTTCCGATTATTGTTTTGGGCTTACAAATTTATATTATAATAGAGTTAATAAAGTAATGGCAAAAAATTACGATTACGAAGTACAGAAAGTTTATCTGGAAATGATGCTGGCAGATGCAGAAACATTTGTTAGGTGTCAAGGTATCTTTGACAGTACTTTGTTTGATAGAAAGTTGCAAGAAGCAGCCGAGTTTATGAACATGTATACTAAAGAGTATAACGTGTTGCCTGACTATGATATGGTTAATGCAAGTTGCAGAACAGAGTTAAAACATCCAGGTGATGTCAAAGAAGGACACACAAATTGGCTAATGGACGAGTTCGAAAGTTTTACAAGACACAAAAGTTTAGAACGTGCAATTTTAAAAAGTGCTGACTTGCTAGAACAAAATGAATATGGCGAAGTTGAAGGACTTGTAAAAGAAGCAGTACAAATTGGTCTAGCACGTGATATGGGTACAGATTACTTTTTAGATCCTAAAGCAAGACTTATGGGACTTAAAGATAAGAACGGACAGGTTTCAACTGGTTGGGATAGTTTAGATAGAAAACTATTTGGCGGGTTCAACAGAGGCGAGTTGAATATATTTGCAGGTGGATCAGGTGCAGGTAAGAGTTTGTTCTTAGCAAACTTAGGTGTTAACTTTGCATTAGAAGGTCTTAACGTTGTTTACTTAACACTAGAGCTTAGTGAAGCACTTGTTAGTATGCGTGTAGATAGTATGGTAACAGGTATTAGTACAAGAAACATTTTTAAAGATCTTGATGATGTAGAAATGAAAGTTAAAATGATTGGCAAGAAAGCAGGCATGATGCAGATTAAATATATGCCTAGTGGAAAGACTGCTAATGATATTAGAGCGTATCTAAAAGAATATGAGATTAAGGCAGGTAAGAAAGTAGATGTATTGTTAGTAGACTACTTAGACTTGCTTATGCCAATAGGTAAAAAGATTAGTGCAGAGAATTTGTTTGTTAAAGACAAGTATGTATCTGAAGAACTGCGTAACTTAGCAATGGAATTGCAAACTGTATTTGTTACAGCGGCACAGTTGAATAGAGGTGCAGTAGAAGAAGTAGAGTTTGATCATTCACACATTAGTGGTGGACTTAGTAAGATTCAAACAGCAGATAATGTGTTTGGTATTTTTACAAGTAGAGCAATGCGTGAAAGAGGCAGATATCAAATACAATTAATGAAAACACGTTCAAGTAGTGGTGTAGGACAAAAAGTAGATTTAGGCTTTGACATTGACACGCTACGTATTGTAGACATAGATGAAGATGAACAAGAGTCTACAAACGGAGAACGTTCAGGCAATTCAAGTATACTAGATTCAATTAAAAGAAAAACAGCAACAAGCACAGGCGAAAACAACACACCCACTGATGATCCAACAGATGGAGCATCGGTCGGTAAGATTAGAGGCAAGGTAGAATCAACCAAGCTGAGAGAAATTTTATCGAAC